CGCCTGATGCCGAATGGCAGCATTATTATTATTAACACACGCTACCACTTTGATGACCTGTGTGGCTGGCTGCTCAAGCAGGAGTCAGAGTTTAGCACAGAGCCGTGGGAAGTAATTAGTATTCCTGCATGGCTAGACGAAACTGCAGCCGAACTGCTGGGATTGCCAGAGGGTTCTTCTTATTTCCCAGAATGGAAACCAGATTCAGTATTGCAGCTGGATGAGCAAGAGATACGAGCAAGCAACGGGAGTAGATACTGGGATGCGCTATACATGCAGAACCCATCGCCAGACGAAGGTGGGATTATCAAGAAGAACTGGTTTCAGTGGTGGGAATACGAAGACCCGCCGCACTGTGAGTTTATCATTCAAACGTATGACACGGCCTTCTCTACTAGAAAAACAGCAGACTATAGTGTCATCCAAACCTGGGGCATCTTTCACCAAGCGGAGCGTGACGAGTATGGTGGAGAGTACGTTGTACCGAACCTTATCCTTCTTGGGAATGTCAAGGAAAGGTTTGAGTACCCTGACCTTCGCCGTACGGCACAACATCTGTACCAAAAACACAAACCAGATGTGTGTATCATTGAGAAGAAAGCTTCTGGTCAATCGTTGCTTCAGGATATGCGCCTCGCAGGGCTACCAGTTCTGGACTATCTTCCAGACAGAGACAAGGTTTCACGTGTCTATGCCGCTACGCCTCTTATGGAGTCGGGTCGTGTGTACATACCTAAAGGGAAGGAGTGGGCTAAAGATTTATACGATGAATGCCTTGCATTCCCCAACGGCGCACACGATGACCAAGTAGATGCCATGACTATGGCTATACACTATATGCGGGATAGCTGGCATGTGTCACACAACGAAGACCCCAGCTGGGAAGATGACTATAATCCAAGACGAACAAAGAGGGTTGGATACTGGAGAACTTAATGGTATAATATGCCCTATGGACGGGAGAACCAAAACATTGTTAGTTCTACTGATACTAGCAACCACAATTATTTTGATAGGTATATAAATGGCAACAGAGCGAAATCCTTATGAGCAGCGCCCAGAGGGTGAGAATGTTATCCGCATGGAAATGCAGCAGCCTTCTGAAGCAGAGGCTACCTTTGAGGTAGACCCAGAGACAGGCGAGATTACAGTAGACCTTGAGGGGTCGGCAGAGTCAATCGAAGTAGAAGTCAACATGAATGCAGGGTTCTATGAAAACCTTGTAGAAATCTTGGATGACGATATGCTTGAAGAGATTGGCAACACAGTACTTGATAAGTTTGAGGCAGACAAGGATTCCCGTTCAGAATGGGAGTCAATGTTTGAACGTGGCTTTGACCTGCTTGGTCTGAAGCTAGAAGATACGAGTGAACCCTTTGAGGGTGCAGCTACTGCTGTCCACCCGCTGTTGATTGAGTCAGCAGTTAAGTTTCAGTCTAAGGCTTCACAAGAATTATTCCCAGCCAAAGGACCAGTCAAAGCACAGGTTCTTGGCGAAGCTACACTTGAAAGGCAACAGCAAGCCAATCGTGTACAGAACTTTATGAACTATCAGGTAACTACCCAGATGCCTGAATACTTCGATGAGTTTGAGCGTATGTTATTTCACCTACCGCTGATTGGTTCTGCAGTTAAGAAGATTTATTATGATTCCAGTCTTGACCGTCCTGTTAGCGAGTTTGTGCCTATTGACCAGTTTTATGTTTCTTACTATGCGACTGACCTTCGCAGAGCAGACCGTTATACTCACGTTATATACCGTAGCCCTGTCGATTTATCTCGACAAATAGAAGCAGGCATGTATGCCGACATGGAACTTCCTGATGCAGGTGTTCCTAGCTTGTCAGGCATGGCAGAGAAAATGGATACAGTTTTGGGACTGTCACCCGCAGGAGACAATGACCCACAGTATGTGTTGCTGGAACAGCACTGCTATCTAGAACTTGAAGAAGACAAGATGCACAAAGGCAAGACTGCTTGCCCATACATTGTAACTGTAGAGCAACAGTCAGGTCAGGTTCTTTCGATTCGCCGTAACTGGGCAGAGGGAGATGACAAGTATGTTAAAAAGATGCACTTCACACATTACCGATATGTTCCTGGTTTCGGTTTTTATGGGCTGGGTCTTATTCATTTTCTTGGCAACCTTACTATGTCTGCTACTGCTGCAATGCGTAGCCTTCTTGATGCTGGTCAGTTCGCTAATCTACCAGGCGGCTTTAAAGCTAAAGGAGTTAGGATGGTCGGGGATAATGACCCGATTGCGCCAGGTGAGTTTAAGGAAGTAGAAGCTACAGGCATGGACTTGTCCAAGTCTATTATTCCTCTACCATTTAAAGAACCTTCGCAGACTTTGTTCAACATGCTGAACTTTGTAACTGCTTCTGGTCAGAAGTTTGCTGACAGTACAGAGCAGGTTATTTCAGACAGCGGTGGCTATGGTCCAGTTGGTACAACGATGGCATTGCTTGAGGCTTCAAGTAAGTTCTTCACTGCTATTCACAAGAGACTGCACAAAGCGCAGGGTGATGAGTTCAAGGTATTGGCACGGGTTAACCACGAGTCATTGCCTGGAGAATATCCCTACGACCTTCCAGGTATTAGTGAGAAAGTATTTAAGTTAGACTTTGATGGTCGTGTAGATATTATTCCAGTATCTGACCCGAACATTCCGTCTAATGCACAGCGCATGATGCTTATTCAAATGGTGCAGCAGATTGCACAGCAATCAGACCCAGGTATGTTTGACATGGAAGCAATCAACAGAATGCTGTTGACTACTGCTAATGTGCCTGACGTAGATAAACTTATGCCCTTAAAGAAGGATGCAGTTCCCCTTGACCCAATGTCAGATATTATGCAGGTTATGGAGAATAAACCAATTAAAGCTTTTCCTGGTCAAAACCACGATGCACATGTACAATTTAAAATGTCATTCTTGCAAGACCCTGGAAACCAAGGCAATCCGTTTATGGCACAGATTGGGGCAGCATTACAAGCTAATATTTCTGAACACATGCTTATGAAGTATCAAGAGCAAGTAGAAGGCTTAATGGACAAAGCTATTGAAAATCCACAGGCTGCTGCACAGCTGGCAGAGATGGCTGACCCAGAAGCATTTGCCCAAGCAATTGCTGCTCAACAGATTGCAGAAACAAATCAAATGATGGCACAGGGCGGTCCTCAAACTCCCGAACAGCAAATGGTACAGCTTGAGGCTCAAAAACTTCAGGTTGAACAAAATAAAACTGCTGCACAAATTGCTAAGTCTCAAGCAGATTCAGCCCTTAAACAACGTGACCTTGATTTAAAAGAACAGAAGATTGTTCTCGATGCACAGGGTCAAGGAATGTCTGAACAAATGAAAGCCTATCAAAAAGAAGAAGACAGAAACTCTAAGCGTGTTCTAAAAGCTATGGATGTTTTGGCTGACCTTTTGAAGGCTCAAGAAAATAATGACTTGGAAGAAGCAAAACTTTCTGCTAAACTATTACAAGATGTAATTAAAGAGCAGGGTATTAAATAGTGTTATACGAAGAGTTAGTAAAAGATATACAAAAAGAAATCGAATCTATAAAAAATTCCCTTGCGTATGGAGCCGCTTCGGATTATTCTAGATACTGTGAATCGGTGGGAACAATCGCTGGTTTAGAAAAGGCCGTAGGTCTTATTAAAGATTATCTGAATAAATATATCGAAGAGGAGTAAATATGCAAGCTGCATCTAATGCTTTGAAAAATGATGAATGGATTACAGACGAGGACATCGCAGACCCTAACCCACTTCCAGAAATTCCTGGATACCATATCCTTGTTCGTCCAGTATCAGTTAAGTCAGCAACTAAGGGTGGTATCCTTTTGCCTGACTCAACCAAATCGGACATGGCTTACCTTACAACAGTTGGTCGTGTTCTAAAAGTTGGCGACCTAGCTTATAAAGACGAAAAGTTTGCCAATGGTCCTTGGTGTAAAGAAGGTGACTTTGTGTGTTACGGAAAACATACAGGAAACAAATTCTTTTACAAGGGCATAAATCTTTTGCTATTGTTTGATGACGATATCAAGATGGTAGTTGAAGACGCTAAAGACTTAGACCCTACATTTAATCTAAGCAACTAAAAAAAATTCACAGTGACTCTTGTGAATTAAACAATCATACTATATAATAATATACATCGGCGTTACTCGTCTAATTCGCCGCAGACGTTAAACAGGAGAAAATAATATGGCAGAGACTGAATGGTCTACCATCGAAGCAGGTTCACCGCCTGAAAAAGAAAAGGTGGAATTTGAAATCGAAGGGCAGGAAGCCGCAGAAGTGGAAGCCCCCGAAGCAGAAGTAGAAACTAAAGCAGAAGAGCCACAAGAGCCTGAAGCAAAAGTAGAAGCCGAAGCACCCCAAGAAGAACCTACCCCTACAATTGAAGAAGAGCAAGAAAAAGAAACTAAGGGTGTAGAAACATCTGGCGCACAGAAACGTATTCGACAACTGGTAAAACAGAAAAAAGAACGTGAAGCTGAAATTGAAAATCTTTTGTCACAGCAAAAGGAAATGCAAACAAAGCTTCAACAAAGAGAAGAAGAATATAAAAGTCTCTTAAATAATAATGTTGAATCTAACGAGCGTCAAGTGACGGAACGGCTAGAGCTTGCTCGTTCTGCTTACCGTCAGGCCGTAGAAAGCGGCGATGCCGATAACATCTTAAAGGCACAAGAATCTCTTAATACTGCCCAGCAAGATAATTATCGACTGACAGAATTTCGTCAACAGGCGGAGTCCTTTGAACCTCAAACATTTGAGGAGCAACAACAACAAGCCCAAACTGCAGTTGTGTCAGACGCACAACGTAAAGCAACAGACTGGGCAGCAGCAAATGACTGGTTTAATACTGACCGTGTAATGACTGCAGTTGCTCTTGAAGTAGATAGTCAGGTTCAGGAAGAAGGCTTTGACCCAGCTGACGATGATTACTATCAAGAAATTGACCGCCGTATGGCAAATCAATTTCCTAACAAGTTTGGAAAAGCTACCAAAGAAGTAGCAGCCGAAACCCCCGTAGCGCAGGAAACGTCAACCCCTGCTCAAGTGGTCGCAGGAGCTTCGCACACTCCAGCACCCTCATCAAGTAAGAAGGTAAAACTCTCTCAAGAAGATGTACGCCTTGCAGAAAAATGGGGAATATCACTTGAACAGTATGCAGCCGAAAAGCTAAAAGTCGAAAAGGCAGGCCAAGGCGAGTATACTACCATTAACCGATAGTTGCGAAAGGATATACACTTATGGCACGAAACACCACACGTAGCACCCAGAGTCGTGAACTGGAAACAAGAGAAGTAGAAGAAGACTTTGAATATCGTGAACCGAACCTTCTAGATATTCCTGAATCAGTAACCTCACGGTTTGAAGACCAAGGAATGAAACTTCGTTGGATACGTACAACCCTAAAGGGTGGTGACGATTATACAAATGTTGGCAAACGAATGGCCGAAGGCTGGGAGTTTGTTTCTCTTGAAGAAGTACCTGAACTAGCGCACACATCTGCAATTAAAGATGAAGGTCGATATAAGGGTACTGTATGTCGAGGAGATTTGGCACTTGCTAAATTGCCAATTAAACGTGCAGAAGCTCGACAAAGACACTTTGAAAACGCCTCCGCAGAGATGGTTGATGCTGTTAATGCACAGCTTGAAAACTCATCAGACCGCAGAATGCCGATTCAAAATCAAAGCAAAACCAATGTAACCAAGGGTCGCACCCCTTCTTTTGATTAAAAGGGTGGCGAAGTCTGGTTACACAACTTAGACACTGAAGGAGAAAAATATGTCTACTACTAAAGTCACTGGACTTCAGCCTTCCCGTGTTCGTGGTGCTGCACCAAATAGTAACGGCCTGAACGAATATCCTATTGCTTCAGGTGCTACGGCAATGTATACAGGTACTCCTGTACGTATTGCTTCTGGTACACTAACACCCTGCGTAACGACAACCGAAGCACCGATTGGTACTTTCCAAGGTTGCCGCTATGTAGAAGACGGGGAACAAAAATTTAAACCTTACTATTCTGGCGTGTCTGCTTCAGACATCGTTGGCTTGGTAAACGACAATCCTGGTCAAACTTACATCATTTCTTCGAATGCCACAGTTGCTGCTGGTATCGTAGGAAACAACGTAGAAGTTAGCGCAATTGCTGGTGGTTCTACCTTTACTGGTAAATCAACCCTCGTTGCTAAAACTACTGCTGGCACAGCTGGTAAAGCTGGCGTTGGCGCTTTACGTGTTGTTGGTGTTGTTGATGAACCTGGCAACAAAGTAGGCGATGCCTATACGAAACTTGAAGTTGTTCTTAATACACAAGCTGCTAACTTCCGTCAAGTATATGTAGACGCTCCAGCAACAGCTACAGCTGGTAACTAAGGGAGATAAATAATAATGGCTATTAACAGAGCAAGTATTGCAAAAGAACTTCTCCCTGGCCTCAACGCCGTTTTCGGTCTTGAGTATGGAGAAGTTGCTGATGAACATGCACCGTTGTTTGACACTGAAAATTCAGACCGTGCATTCGAAGAAGAAGTTCTCTTCACTGGCTTCGGCACTGCACCTGTAAAAGGTGAAGGCGCTGCCGTATCATATGACGATGCCCAAGAAAGCTACACCTCACGCTATACGCATGAGACGATTGCACTTGGCTTCGCCGTTACGGAAGAAGCTATGGAGGATAACCTCTATGACACATTCGCTAAACTGCGTGCCAAAGGTTTGGCTCGTGCTATGGCGAACACGAAACAAGTTAAAGCTGCTGATGTTTTCAACAACGGTTTTAACTCTGCCTTTGGTGGTGGTGACGGACAAGCTTTCTTCTCCGCTGCACACCCGACCATTGGCAATGGCGACCAAAGCAATGCCTTGGCTGCTTCTGACCTTTCGGAAGCCGCTTTGGAAACTGCATTGATTGCTATTTCTAAAACTAAAGATGACCGTGGTATTCTGATTGGCGCACAGGCCGAAAGCCTGCACATCCCGTCAGACCTGGCATTTACTGCTGACCAGATTCTGAACAGCACCTTGTCAACCACGATTGCTAACTCTGCTACCAATGTCAACGACATTAACAGCATTCGCAATCAAGGTCTTGTCCCTAACGGCTTCTACGTAAACCGCCGTTTCACGGACACGAATGGTTACTTCATTAAGACTGATGTGCCGAATGGTGCGAAAATGTTCGTACGTTCGCCGCTTCAGACTAAAATGGAGCCTGACTTCGACACTGGTAACCTGCGCTTTAAGGCTCGTGAGCGTTATGCGTTTGGTTTCAGTGACTGGCGTGGTTTCTACGGAAGCCAAGGTGCTTAATTAAAACACCTATTAGCTAACCTTTGAAGGGGGTGGGACTTGTATCTCACCCCCTTTTTTAGTATAATATAGCTATTGATATTTTTATAGGAGTAAACAATGACTAACATTAGAAGCGCATTTGTTTCTGGAACTGGCACATTTGTAGATTCGCTTACCAGTGTAACCGTTACTGATACCCGTGTACGTGGCGTACAATGTGTAGGGACAGGGATTGTGGTTATTACTGGTACGTCTGCAGACCCGTTTGGTAATACCAACGGTGGTCGTATTAAGTTTCAAATTAACGGAAGCAACTATCAGGACTTCGCAGATAATGGTGTTCGCATGGCAGGCAAGGTAATTGTTTCTGCTGTCAATACTATTTCTACGACAATTTATTATGGCTAATTATACTTACCTTGTTACCGACATTATTGATGCCACAGAGAATGATGGCAATGAATTTGTTGCGGCTATTCCTAAGATGGTTAATCGTGTTGAAGAGCGATTAGTTAAAGCCTTAGATGATTTTGGTTTGGTAACAACTACAACAGTTACATTATCTGCAGGTAAGAACACTCTTACACTGCCAGCAGAAACACGCTATGTAAAAAATCTTCGGATTGAAGATAATGGAACTAAGATTAATTTACTACAAAGAACAGATGAATTTATTTATGACTACTGGCCTGTTAGTGCCAGCACAGGAACACCAAAGTATTATGCTAAGAAAACAAATACTAATGTTATTGTTGCTCCTACTGCAAGCGCTACTTATGGTGGTGAGCTTGTATATGTCGCTAGGCCAACTGCTTTGACTAGTTTAAATCAAACTAACTATTTCTCTGACTTTTGTTATGATGCTTTATTTTATGGCTGCATGGTAGAGGCAGGGGACTTTATGAAAAATTATACAGTAAGTAATTATTACGAACAACGATATACTAACTCTGTAGAACTTTTGAGAAATCAATCTCGAAGAACACGCCGTGATGATATGGAAGCTCCTGCTTCTTTATTTGGTGAAAATACAATTAATGGAAGTGAATAAAGGGAGCTAACTTAAAATGGAAAAAACAGGTTATCAAAAATACATGGAAAACTTGCGTGCTGAACGTGCCAAAAAGAAGGCCGCTAAATCAGCTTCTCGTGAATCCAAGATGACGGTTGCAGAACTAAAGTCTGTAATTAAAAAGAGTCAAGATACTATTAATAAAGGATTGAGCAAATCAAGCAAGGGAAGCTATATGAGAACCCCTGTTGCAAAAAATGCTCAAGCTCGTTTTGATAGAGCAGCAAAAGAATTAAAAGCACGTGGTGAAATGAAGCCTGCTGCTAAACCTGCTGCTAAACCTGCTGCTAAACCTGCTGCCAAGCCTGCTGCTAAAAAACAAACATTTGGTCAGGCTTTTGCTGCTGCACGTAAAGCAGGTAAAAAACAATTTATGTTTAATGGAAAACCTTATCATACACGGACTAAAGAAGAAGAATCAGCTGCTAAAAAGAAAGAGAGGCTGGCAAAAACTGTAGCTAAGTCTGGCGCTGATTCTCGTAAATTAAGTACCAAAAGAAAACGTAGAGCAGCTGGTAAATATGTTGGCCCTCGTCAAGAAATGGTTGACCGTTTGTCTTCTAAAAAATCTTATGGCGGTGGTATGAAAAAGAAAACGGTTAAACGCCAGGCTGGTGGCGGCATGTCAAGTAAGCCTAGAGGTGTTGGCTGCGCTAAGTCTGGTTATGGAAAGGCAATGAAGTAATGAAAAAAGTACCAGCAAATAATCCAGGTCTTTCAAAGCTTCCTACTAAGGTTCGTAATCGTATGGGTTATAAACAAGCAGGTGGTGGGGTAACAGAAACCATTAAGGGCAATCGTGGTACAAAAGAACAAGGCATGAGAGCTTACGATTACGAGCAACAAATTAAAAAAGAACATGCAGAGCGTATGAAATATATTGAAGAACAGCTTTCAGACAATCGTGGTGCTAAAAAAAAAGTAAATAAAAAGAAGGGTAGCCGTGTCAATGAGGCAGGCAACTACACAAAGCCTGGTATGCGTAAAAAGATTTTTGAAAAAATCAAAGCAGGAAGTAAGGGCGGCAAGCCTGGTCAGTGGTCGGCAAGAAAAGCACAGATGATGGCTAAAGAATATAAAGCAAGCGGTGGAGGCTACAAATCGTAGTATGTTAAATGGCAAAAGCAAAATCTCAAAAGTCTCTCGACAAATGGACAAAGCAGAAGTGGAGAACTAAGAGTGGCAAGAAGTCGAGCAAGACTGGCGAAAGGTATTTACCAGAGGCGGCTATTGAGGCACTCTCCCCAGCAGAGTATGCGGCAACATCGAGAGCAAAAAGAAAAGGAAGCAAACAGGGAAAGCAATTCGTTAAGCAGCCTAAAGCTATAGCAAAGAAAACTGCAAAGTTTCGCACAGCTAAAAAGGGCGGTAAGATTTCAGGACATAACAGGTTATACTAATGGCACTCACAGATGCAGAAAAAAATAAACTAAAGAAGCTGGGATTATCTGGTTTAAACAAACCTAAGAGAACTCCCAATCATCCAAATAAAAAGGCCGTAGTGGCCGTAAGGGGAGACAATGGAAACGTTAAAGTCATTCGGTTTGGCGCTCAAGGAATGGGCCACAACTACAGCCCAGAAGCTCGTAAAAACTTTAAAGCAAGGCATGGAAAGAACATTGCTAGAGGCAAGACTTCAGCTGCTTACTGGGCTGACAAAGTCTTTTGGTCGGGTAAGTCAGGCAGTAAAAAGCGGCCTCCTAAAAGTCAAAAGCAGACTTTTGGTCTTGGTAGCAAGAACAGAAAAAAAACTTAAAGACAATGGCGATAAGTAGGGCAGCGACCAGTCAACAAATTACTAAGGTTGGAAGAAAGGTAGGTGGTCTTAAAAAACAAACTACTGGCTCAAAACGTCCAAGAGGCGGAGGCCGTAAGAAGACTGGTCGCAACAAAAAAGTAGCAGCAAGGAGGCCGTAAATGGCAACATCAGGTACATATAGTTTCTCAATGGATATTGATGAAGTAATCCAAGAAGCAATGGAAATGATTGGTGGCGAACCTACGCTAGGTGAAGAGCCTCGCTCTGCACGCCGCTCTATAAACTTGCTCCTGCAAGATTGGCAAAACCGTGGCATCCAGCTTTGGACTGTTGGAACTACGGCGGTGTCCGTGACAACTAGTGTCACAGCCTATAGTCTAGACGCACACAACATTGATGTTGTTGAGGCAGTCATCAATAGAGTTGATGGTGATAATAGAACCGACTTACAGTTAAACAGAATTTCTATGGAAGAATACTTAAAGATTCCCAGAAAGTCTCAAACAGGTCGCCCCTCTCAATATGCAATTCGGCGTGACCGTGATAATGTAATTGTTCATCTGTGGCCTTTACCTGACAACAGCACTGACCAACTTAAATTAGAAACTGTAAAATATATTCAAGATGTCACAAGGTCTTCTCAAAATGCTGATGTATCTCGAAGGTTTCTGCCATGCTTGACTGCAGGCACAGCATACTTCATGTCTATGAAAAGACCAGGTGTTGATGCTGGTCGAATCAATATGTTGAAACAAGAATATGAAGAAAGGTTATCTCGTGCGCAGGAAGAAGACAAAGAACGTGTTAGTCTTCTTGTGCGTCCTAGATTAAACTACTAGGTGACTAGGGCATTAGGTGTTTGTGACGTATGTGGCTTTCGTTACAAGCTTCGTGAACTAAAAAAGAATAGCTACGGGATGATGGTTTGCAAATCAGATTACGAAGGTAAGTACGATAGGGTAAGTCATCCACAAAATAAAATAGCTAGGGTAACTGACGATGAGTCTATATATGACCCAAGACCGCTAGTAAGATTACCAGTCAGCACAGTACCTGTATCTGCTTGGTTACCAGAGGATTAAAATGGCAAGAGGCAAATATAATAAAGTTCTTTGTGACGTATGTGGTTTTTCTTATTCAAGAACAGTAATGAAGAAAAACAGTTACGGTCTTTGGGTTTGTCCAGAAGATAACGAGAAAGGCTATGATTTAGTTAATCACCCGCAAAATAAAATCATATCTACTATAGACAGAAGTATGTTTATTAGAGATGCTAGACCTGAATTTAATAATGATAGAAACCTAAATTGGGAAGCCGCCGTGTTTGATAATTGGGAAGATATTAACAAGAACTGGAATATAGTATAATGACAAATTTAACAGGTAAGAAGATTGCAAATACCTATAAGGATTTATTGCAGATTAATTCTAGCGCCTCCAATAACGGCATAGATGAAACACTGCGCCGTGTCCAAGATGGTTCTGGTAACAACTCCTCACTAAAACTTTCTCAAACTTCTGCTGCCTTTACTGGCAATGTAAGTGTTAATGGTAACTTGACGGTTGAAGGTACGTTTCAGCCTAATACAATTAATTCCTCTGAAATAATTACATCAACACTTGATGCAACAACTATTACAACAGATTTTTTAACCGCAGAAACACTTACATTTCAAGATGTGAGTGTTAGCAGTTTACGCACTGGTGACTTGTTTGCAAATACTGTTAGTGCAGGCACAGTAAGTGCAACTAATATTGCTGGTACTAATATTACACTGGCAGGTGAGCCAGTAGCTACATCGGCAGGCTTGGCAACAGTTAGCTCAACTATGGCTACTAGTATTGCTAATGTATCGGCGGCATTAGAGACTCGCATTGCAGGTGTAAGCTCTACCTTTGCTTCAACCTCTGCGACTTTGGAAAGTCATATTAACACGGTTTCGGCTACCTTGTCAAGTACTAATGTGGCCTTGCAAACATCTATTGCAAATGTTTCTAGCACAATGGCGACAAGTATTGCCAATGTATCAGCTGCACTTGAGACACGCATTGCCACAGTATCTTCTACAATGGCAACAAGCATTGCAACCGTATCTGCAGCCTTACAAACAAAAATAACAACAAACCTTAATGCCATTACATCTATTAACAATGTAGTTAGCGCACTTAACTCTGTAGTTACAGAAGTGAATGCTTCTGCTATTGCTGCTAATGCTCAAGCAATTGCTTTGGCTAATACTTCAATTGCTGCTAATGCTTCTACTGTCGCTATTAACATGGCAGCTATTACCTCTGTAAACAATCTTGCTACTGGTAATGCTGCAGCTATTACATCTGTTAATACTCGTATCAATGAAGTATCAGTCCTTGTAGAAACAAAGGCAAGTGCAGCTACCTCTGCTACATTAGAAACAAGGATTGCTGGAGTATCTGTTTTAACTAAAACTAATTTAGACGCTATAGCTTCTGTTAATACAGTTGCTTTAGCAGCAGCAAGTGCTGGGACATCTGCCACATTAGAAACACGTATTGCGGGTGTAAGCTCTACCTTTGCCACAACTTCGGCTACACTAGAGACAAGAATCGCAACTGTTTCTAATACCCTTGCAACAAGCATTGGCAATCAAATGCCCCTAGCGGGGGGAACATTTACTGGCCAAGTAATTTTTGATGGCATTGGTTTTACAGTTAACTCCAACGCATCAGCAGTATTTAATGGCCCTATAAAAATGAACTCTTCTATACAATTGGGTAATAGCAGTGGTGATACTATAACTGGTTCAGGCCGTTGGGGAACAAGTCTTCTTCCTAATAATAATACTACAAGAAACTTAGGTAATGATAGCCTTAGATGGAACGAGGCATACATTAATAAGTTTAGGGGCGGTATTGATTCATTTTTAGTATCTGTTGCAGATATTATGGCTGGCGATAATAGTTCGAAGCCAGTAAACTCAAGCTGGGTTCAGGATAGACTTGCCACAAAAGCAAGTGTAGGTACGTCTGCTACATTGGAAACTCGTATTGCTGCAGTATCTTCTACAATGGCAACAAGCATTGCTAATATTGGAACATCGTTTGCAAGCGCAGGAACTTCTGCTACATTAGAAACTCGTATTAATGCTGTGTCTGTTCTTGCAGAAACAAAAGCAAGCGCAACAACATCGGCTACATTAGAAACAAGAATCGCAGGTGTATCTTCTACATTCGCTACAACCTCTGCTACTTTAGCTACTTCCATTGCGACTGCAGCCGCCGCTGCCGTGGCTTTTGCTATTGCATTGGGCTAACTTTTAGGGTATAATATTGACATGGCTAATTCTTTTAAATTATCTACCGCATCCTCTGTAGGCACAGCTGAAGTGTCTGTTTATGAATGTCCCGCAGCTACCTCAACTACCATTATCGGATTGACTGTAGCTAACATTATTAACTCACAGATTGCTGTGAATGTAAAGATTAATGACGGTGGCGCTTCCAAGATTCACTTGGTTAAGAACGCCCCCATTCCTGCAGGCGGTACATTAGTGGTAGTAGGCGGCGACCAGAAGGTTGTCCTTGAGCCTACTGATGTTGTAATTGTTCAATCAGATACTGCTTCATCTGGTGACGTAACGGTGAGCTATCTGGAGATTACCTAATGGCAATCAGTAAGATTTCTTCTGCAGGTACGACAGGTTTTGGCAGACGTAACCTGCTTATCAATGGTG